CAGTCTTAGTTCCTCTTATTATATTCTTCTTAGTCTCTGCACTAGTAAGTCTTGCAAAAGACTCTAAGATTTCTCTTGAAGAAGATAAAAGTTCTTGCGATACCTCTATTGCATTATCTGTAAATCTTACCGACATATCAATACTCCGCTTTTTCGTGTTCAACTAACCTGAAATAACACTCTTTATAATCTGACATAGGCATAGAAGGGCTGGATCCAACAAAGTCATACTGTGAACCATTTGAAAGCTCAATCCTATAGTCTCTCTCCATAGGCACTGAATTTCTTATTGTAACAGTTGCCTGACCTGCCGGACCAAGAACTTCTCCTGTTATTCTATCTTTTAATGATGAAAACTTTATTTTAGATCTGGTTGAACCCAATGATGACCAAGACCTATTATATCCCCCAACACCATCTGATGATACAATATCCATCTTTAATATAGTTATAACATACACTAGATCACCTGGCTTAACTCCGTTTAAGCAAGTCATTATAGTCCACCTACTGCGACCCTTAAGCCTCTTATAATATCTTTTGCCCCAGACTGTGATAATGCACCCTTTGAACTACAACCCCTATTCTGGTAAAGGTAAGAGGCAAGCATTAAGGCTGCAAGTATAAATCTTGGGTCAACAGAATCTATTGGACCACAAGTAGCTTTAACTTCAATGCTTGAAAATCCTGGGTATGATATTGATATTGATAGTGAGCTTACATAAACTCTAGCAGGATTACTTGCTATATCTGATTCAAAATCAGTAGTTGAGACACCTGATATAATAACATCATTAATTGACTTTACTGGTTGTCTTGGCAAGCTTATCCAGTCTGAATAGCAACCATAATTATGAAGTCTATCATATTTAAATGTGTAATCTGCTTCTGAAGGCTCATACCCAGTATATGATACAAGCATTTCAATAGATGTATTCATAAAAGACTGAAGCATAGTGGTTTCGTTAGCGCTTACAAATGAACCAAACCCTAAAAAATCAGATAAATCTGAAGTTAAAAGTCCGGACACAGGAGCCCTATAACCATTTTTAACGGCAGTCATCATAACCCAGTTTGTTTTATCGCTGTATCCAATCATATTATTTAGTCTCTTTGTCTAGTTCTATTTCTGATTTAGTTCTTCGCTTTCTCTTTGGCTTATCCTTAACTTCCACATCAGAAGGCTTACTTCCTCCATTGATTTCAATAGTCTCTAATGAGCCTTTAAAATCGCTTGCTTTGGACGCATATATGGCTCTGCCTGAATTTACAAGTTCATCTTCTCTAACACTATTAAAGGCATAAAATTCCTGACCTCTAAAGATTCTTCCTTCAATTCCTACCCAATTCTTTTTTGCTATTAGCTTAGACATAAATATTTCTCCTTTTTATAAACAAGAAATCGGTGGTATAAATTGATTATACCACCGATTGGGTTTAACTTCAAGCCAATGAGGAAAGCTTGAAGCTTGCTTTACTATCAGACAGCTTCGTTAAAAGATCCCTTTACGAAAGCGGACGGACGATCAACGGTAAGTGCTACGCGCTCTTCACCAAGAATAACAACACCATTCTTAATAAACAAGTCAGCGTGACTATCGCTTACACGAACATTTGAAACCTGACGATCCCACAAAGTAGCTGCAAGACTCCAGTTTCCGACGATGAAATCGCCCTGCTCAATAGCATTGCTTTCAATTACAGGAACACGGAAAAGCTTAGGGGTTCCATTAGTATTTAGATACTGAAGATAGATATAGTTCCCATTATCATCTGTCATAAGCTCAATTGTTTCCCAATCTTCAGGGTTAACGATAACACCGTCTACCTGGTAGTTAGAAAGACGAGCTTTAGTGATAGCCTTACGAATATGAGTCATAAAGTCATCAGTAGCAGCACGATCACCAACATCTTGAACGCCGACAGTATTCATAATACCAGTCAAAGTTCCAGCTGTTCCATCTCCGTAAAGAATCTGACGATCTTCTTCGACTTTAAGACCATAAGCAAGTCTTCCATCGATATAACTTCTCAGCATTGGGGCGTCTTCAAGAACTTGACGACTTGCAGGAAAGTAGTGAGCCAAAGTCTTAACAGATGCTGTCTTCTCTTCAAGAACCAACTCTGATTTAGCTTTTGCGGTCAATTCGCCATTCTGCGATGCAGCATTATTGGTGAATCCTGTATAATCAACATAATAGTCGATAGAACCACTTGACGTTTGCTGAACATTGATCAGGTCACGAATGTGAACCATACGATCAGCAGGATCACGAATGATGCCTTGACGTCTTTCTGAAAGAGCAACGGCTCCAGCAGATCCTGATGCAGAAGTAATATCTTTCATTTCTACGGCATCAACGGTGTTCTGACCACGACTTTGTGCAGATTTAAACTGGTCTGATTCAACAAAAATTTGACCAGCAGATTTTACTTCTTTAGCTCCGCTATTTTCCATACGTCCAGCTTTCTTTTCAAGCTCTTCGATACGATCATTAGCAGATTTAATTTCAGTTAAGGTTTCAGCAGAAGCTTCTCCTAAACTCTTGATTTCACCTGACTGACGCTCAACCAAATTTTTAACTTCGGTTTGTGCTTCATCAAGAGACTTTTTTAGATCTTTAATATCCATAATATTTTTACCTTTTTTGTTTATTGAGACACGTTTAATTCAATCCGGATTATGCTATGAGTGTATTACTACGGCTCATATGCTTAAAACGCGGCTCACATTGTGTGAGTGCTTTACCGAATATAACACCATTATAATAGAAAATATTGCCCACGTCTATTCGAGGGCAATATAATTAATATAATCTTAACCTAGAGAAATTATGCAAGTCTTTTATTGACTTTTCTATATCAGCAATATCCAATTTATCCTGATCTATTTTATCTTGAGCATCTTGAGCATCTTGAGCATCTTGAGCATCTTGAGCATCTTGAGCATCTTGAGCATATTGAACATCTTGAGCTTCTTGAGCTTCTTGAACATCTTGAGCATCTTGAGCTTCTTGAGCATTTTTATTAGATTCAGAAATATTACCTTCAGAATTACTCTTGAATTGATTTTTGATATCTACAACCTTTGCTGCTTCATTGGCAGGAAATGTAACTAAGGAGAATTCCAATAGTTTAACTTCGTAAATATGCCTAACACCCTTTTCATCAATTTCATATTTTCCACCTGGAATACTAAATCCAATTGAAAAACAATCTAAAGCGCCATCTTTTACTAACTGAAGGTCATCATTACCTCTAGTAGTTTGTGATATATAAGCTTTAACAAAAACTCCATTATCATCCTCATACATTTCAAGAGGCTTTCCAATAAGAGTATCGTGCTGTGATAAGAACTTAATTTTATTAAGAGGAAACCTTTCGTTTATTGATTTTAAAAATGCGCCCTTATGTATAATATCATCTACCTGATCAATATCCCAAGTAGATATATAACCTGACACAGTTCTTTCCTCAATATCAACTTCAGCACTTTTAATTAAAAAGTTTTTGACAATAGGACAAGAGTTTGTTTTCAATTCACTTGGTAAATTTCCTGAATGAGCAAGATCCAATGTTTCAGATATTGCTTTTTCAATATCCATACCATTTTCAAGCCCAAGTCTTACTGCGTTTGCAATAGCTGATTTCATTTTTTGTTCAAACATTTTATTAGTTCTCCTGATTTTATATGGTTTAATTTTAGCACGTTTAAATATTTATTTCCAGTTATAAAAGAACATCTCCTCTTCCACACCTGCAATGAATTACATTACCGGCTCTTCCTGAAGGATCACCTGGATACATTAGCCTTCCACCAGTATCATAAAAGTATCCGTTAAGGCTAGCAACTTCACCATCTGCTCCTCTATGGTCAAACCTCTCATCTCTAGTTCTTCCATCATTTGATGATATCCATTCTTTCTGAAGTATTAGACCGCTTGATTCTGCGCCCGCTTGAGTTCCAAAATTATAAGCCGAATGAGATTCAGTTCTTGAGATCATCATACTTCTGTATTTTGATATGCTTGGAGCAATTACTCTTATACCAGAAGCTATCTCATCAACGGAAAATCCAGCGGCAATACCAACTGATATTCTGTTTCTAACATAATCAACAGTTGTATCTGTTAATCCAGTAACTCTAGACAATGCCTGAAGCGATATGAAAGACTGAACGGCGCTCATAAATTCATCTTGAATATCATTTTTTCTTATATACTGATTACCGTGAATGCATTTTGCAGCACCTATAATTCTTTCTCCACTCATAGTTGCTGCTCTTGTCCATTCTCTTTCTAATATATCTGACATCTTAGCCTGATGTTCATCGAGTTTAAAACCAAATAACTCCGTTGTTCCAGTGTCTTTATACACATCAGATAGAGTTATTAAGGCTCTTTTTATTTCAGAATCAATAGAAGGTGTCATTGAATTAGCAATTCTTGACTGGAGCATCTGCTGTATACGACGCTCCTCCTGTCTATTTTTTCCAGTTAATAAGCGCTTTTTTCCAGCCTTAATAATCATTCCTGGTATCCAATATTAGTATCTTCATTTGAAATCAAATCATTTAACTGATCATCTGAAATATAAGGTATTGATACCTTTAATAGTTTTATTGCCTGATCCCTTGTCATTTCACCAATAGATACTTTAGATATAACAGAAGATATTCTGTCAAAATCATCATCACTCATTCTTTCACCTAGAGAGCTGGCATTTTCTCCAGCTTCGCTGGAGGACAAGTTATTGTCTTTATTAGTTCCAGGGGTTGGTGCTACTGTGGTTGGCATTAATGCTCCTGGCAAGTATCCTATATTCAGACCTTGGACATCTTCAATATCAAGGCTAATATCCAATCTACGATTAATAATCGTTAAAGGAACACCCATACCAAATAAGTCTTTTGCAGCAGTAAGCTTTTCAGACAAAGACTCTTGCAAAGCTGATACGTTTGTGGTATCAAAATATATCCTAAGTTTATCACCAGACTTAATAAATCTTTTAGTAATCTGGTCAGAAATATCAGATAGAATTGGCATCATTCCGTCTAGCCAAAATATCTTACGAGCTGTTTCTATATTAGAATAGTTTGCATTATCAAGTATTCCAACTAATGGAGGTGGAACATCAAGAACCGCGCAAATTTCTTCACGAGTCATTTTCCGACCCTGCATAAAGTCTAAATCAGCCATTGATTGACTCATCTGATGAAAAGTAGCATTAGCAACAACCCAAGGCTCCCTTGCGTGTTCTGAACCAGTATACTGCTCACTTACTTGCCTTCTTGCTTCTTCCCATTCATCAACGCCAATATCTCCGTCCATAGTGAATA